GAAATCATCTGGTGCATCTGCTCCATCTCTTGACCCATCGCTTGCATCTGCTGTTCGGCCATTTGCAACTCTGGTGACTTGTCGCCGTCTTCCATAAGCTTGGGATCAATCGTCTTGGCAAAACGTTTGGCCATCTCTTGGGCACCAGGCCAGTCCATGTTTTTCACAAACAAGTCGCCAGCCACTTGCCACAGTTGGGGGTTACCCTGCAACAACTGAGCCATTGCTTCCAAGGCTTCTTGGCGCTTGGTTGCGTAGCCTGGGCCGGTTGCCACCACCACGTCGTACTTGCCGACGCTTGGGTTGTAAATCTTCTCGATCAATATGTCGTCTTGCATGATCTTCTTGACGGCTTCAGGCTGGTCAGGATTTAACTTGACCATGTCGGTGTCACCGTCTATACCAATGATGCGAGCCACGCGCTGGGTGTCATACACCTTAGGAATCAAGTCTACGAGCTGGCGCACAATATGACGTACACCACGGGCCAAGTTGTCACCATAGTGGTAAGTGCCTACATCACCTTCACGCTGACGCGCAAGAATAGCTTTGCCGCTTCTTTCATTGGACGACATGCCCAAAGATGCGTTGTATTGGCCAGTAGATGCTTTGATGTCCTCAGATGCGCCTGCTTTGGCTTGCAACAGACCGCTGGAAGCCATTGGAGGCTGCGCCCTAGCTGGCAGTGGCAGGACAGCACCTTGGCCGTCTGTAACGTCTGGATTAACTTCCAAGTACGGCCAGTTGGTCGTGTTTGCAGTCTTCCACTGATTTTCGTAGCCTTCAAACTGGCCACCATAGCCAATAAACGGCGCTTTTGGCGCTAGGGCCAGCATCTCGGCTTCTTGTGAAACCCAATAGTTGTACATACGCTGGGCATCCTTGGCGTTTCTCACCAAGCCCGACACATACAAACGGCCATCTACTTCAAACTCATTGCCGACAATGCGAACTACGGGGATGTATTTCCCCGCCCAATCGCGTTCTTCAAGAATTTCATAGCCGTTAATCTTGCAGTATTTAATTTTGACACGATCCGATTCACGAGATCTTTTAGGTTTGCCATAAATTGCTTTCAGTTCTTTGTCTTCTGGAGTGCCTTCAAATGCGGTCACGTTCCCAGGGTACATATTAAGGGTTGCTCTGTCGTAGTCTACGTAGTAGTAGTCAGCGACGCGGATGGTGTCTTCAGTGAGCCATTGGCTCAAATTTTGGTCACCCACACCCAACGTTTGCAAGGTGGTGATGGGCGCGGAGTCGGGGTACATCAGCTGGTATTCGTCTTTGGTGACGTCTTCCGTGATAAAGCACCACTTAGCATCCGCGCCAGTTGGGTCTTGAATCGTCGGGTCCATGTAGACGCTGAATGAGTTACGTACACGGCCAATCTTGATGTCTTGGTCAAACGTGTTTTCGTCGCAGTATTCAGTCAGGACGCGGATGTAACCTTCGCCGTAGGAGACTTGGTTTTCGCAGGCCGTGTCGTAAGCGACATCTGCGTCGCTAATGTATTCAATGTGCCTGACCATTCCGTTGAAGATTTCGGCGACTTCAATGTCTGCGTGATCATCGGCTGGAATAACTTTGCCACTTGGGCGGTTTTGCCTTTGGTCATTGGTCACCTGTCTTACGTGCTGGGGTAACTTATTGATCGTCAAACACGGTCTGGCGTTAATCGTTTGACCTTGCACCGCGCCACGGGTTGCCAACACATCTGCTGGCCACTGCCAACGATTGTCGGGCGAGCCAGCGTAAAACTTCAGGTCGTCAATTTCATCTTCACGCGATTCAGACAATGCGCTAATGGCCATGTCCAAACGCGAGCGAGCAGTTGCCAAGACACTGGACGATGAGTCCTTGTCCTTGCCACCGTTGGCCACAGCACCGGCTGCGGCGATGCCTGTGTAATCCATTATTTTTTCTTTGCAGTCTTAGCTGAATCTTTGAAGTCTTTAGCCGTTGGCGCGTTTTTGCTGCCAGGCTTGTTCATCTTCTCTTTAGAACCAGCAGCGATACGTGCTTGCTTGGCGTGAATATTTGCGTACAAGCCAGGTTTGGTTGCCATGATTAACACTTCCATCGTTTAAGAGCTGCTTTAGCGCGTTCGCCGTCTTTGGCGTTGGCCGCTACAGCGCCCATTCTTGCACAAAATGAATCTTTACGGCCTTGGTCTGCCTTGGTCTTAGGGTTAGGTGCTGGCGCTTTAAGGTTAGAGCCAGTTGCCGCATTGTACTTCTCGCGCCCTTTGGCAGTCAAACCAGCGCCCTTGGACACTGGCAACTTCTCGCCTCGACCTACTGACAAAGAAACATTTTTCTTTGCCATTTAACTTCCCATCCATCCAGTTGTAACTGCGCTTTGAGAAGAAGCTCGCCTCATTGCAGGCTCCTTGTATTCTCTGTGCGCCACAGGAAAAGCAAAAGTCACTGCAAGTGCATCAGCTGCATCCGGTGAAGCTAAACCTCTTGCTCGCATCTCTTTCTTGCCTTCCAAAAATATAGTCCCAGAAGAATTTGGCTTCTTCGTTGGACCAGTGAAATCAGCCTTCAATTGCCGATCTGACGGGATACTAGCAGATTTCAACCAGTTCCGCATATCGTTCCACATCTCTGCTCGCTTATTTCCAAAAGCTTGCGAGTGCTTGGCCTTGCCGCCAAAGTTAACACCTCGGACCTTGTACCTCTGCTCTGTCAGCCGGTCAAGAATGCCATACCCCAAACCACCCTCATCAATCACAGTCAAGGTTGGTTTGTATTCCTCAATGGCATCAATCACCCGTCCAACAATCTCCATCGTGTCTTCGCCCTTGTACCGCTTGATGGCCACAATATCCCTACCCTGCCTCACCACAATCACCGTTGAATCTGCGCCACCCCTTGCTGGGTCAACCCCCAAAACAATAGGCGCCGTCAAATCCTTGTATCTCGCCCTCTTCATCGCATCATCCACAATCAAAGGGCTGATAAATTGATCCTCACCAGCTGATGGAAACTCGCCATACACCTCAACCTTGGCCTGGCTGCTGTCCTCGCCATATTCAGCAATAATCTGCTCATAGACCGACTTGTCAGTGTCTTCAACCGTCCTGGCGTCCACAATCCGAGATGTCCAAAAGTCCCGTTTGGCGTGAAAACACTCAAAAAAGTAGCCCTCATTGCGCCGTGGGTTGGAAAATGCAAACCAGTACCTGTCCGGCGTGTTTTCTGTAAAGAATCCAGCGCCAACCTCCCAAATTGGGTTGGGAATACCACTGGATTCATCAAAAATCAGCATCATGCCGTCTTGATTGTGCACACCAGCGTAAGAATCAGGGTTCTCAGCACTCCACAATTTACCCTCGCAAGCCCAATACCGCGTACCCTTACGCAAGTCACGCTCCACAAGCTCAGTCAACCATTGCGCTGGCACCAGTTTGGTAGCACTTATTTCCCACCAATGGCTATTGATGAGCATGGCCGCCCACTTGGTCAGCTCGGCCCATGTCACCGATCGCAGCTGGTTCTCGCTGTTGGCAGAAACAACAACACTTCCACCAATGCGGGTGGTCAACATCCACAAGATAAGCCAAGAGACTAAGGCGCTTTTGCCAATACCACGGCCAGATGACACGGCCATGCGGATGGTGTCATAGTCAATCAAACCCTTTTGCTTTTTGATGTGGGTGGTAATGTCGCGTAGGACTTCCCTCTGCCATTTGCGTGGGCCGGTGAACTTCTCCAGCGGCGTATTCTTCTGACCCCAAGGAAAAGCAAAAAGCACAAAAGCCTCCGGATCATCAGCTATGGCCGGTGACCAAAGCTCCACCATCAGCTTTTGCTCTTCTTCGGATTTGTAGATTGTGGTTTGCATCTAAGCCTTTAAGGAGTAAAATGACATCATGACCCTATCCCCAATTGTCAACACTGAAGTCAAGATGACAGCCAAAATGCTTGAAGCTCTTGGCCTGCATGAAACTCGCTGTGTTGTTAGCGGCATAGAGTCGGTTACTGAAGAATCAGTTAGAAAATTCTTGGCTGATCGGTACAGTGAAAAGTTTGCAAGCAAATTTGATCCAAAGTTCTTGTTTAGTAACCAAGGCGCTTAAGCAACTGATTAGTAATCACGCCAGCGTAAGGGCGCATCTGCATTGCCCTTAGATCAGCAGGACTAGGATTTTGTGGGTCGGCAATCTTTCTTGCCTTTACTACGCCAGGCAACAATTCAAAAATATTGTGGTCTTGCGACAAAGTGCCAATACCTTGGCCTTGCACACCGCCTGGATAAGCTGGATGTGTAGATTGAAGAATTGGTCTGCCGGCAAATATCTCACCCACATTCTGCACACCACCTTCTTGCGCTGCCAATTGAGCAGGGTCAGACACCGACAACCGTGCGCCACCAATATTTAAACCGCCTTCATTTCTAAATTGCGTATCCATCATATTTTTCATAGCTTTACGCTTTGAATCAGGCAATTCTCTAAATTGCTTAACACTTGCTGGATCAGACACACCAGCCCAATCAGGAATAAATTCCTTGATAGCCCTGTCAAACCTTTTTTTCTGCATCTTGCCCATTGATGCATCAGCGTAGGACAACATCGTTTCGCCCGTCATTTGGGCAAAGTCACCACCAGTAGGAGCCATACGGTAAGGCAAGTAAATTGGATTTTGTCCAGTTACATCCTTAACTTCATCCGCATATTTCATCAACGCTTTAGCTGGCCCCTGACCCGATGACCAAACTAAGCCAGGATTGTTAAACATGAAATCTTGACCACCACGCAACTCAACAGGGCGATTAAATTGCACGTTGTCAATGCCAATTAAGTTGCCACCCGCAGCAGTACGGTCTGACATACTTGTAATAAAAGGGCGACCCTCAAAGTCGGCCAAAGAAACTGTTGGGGCATTTTGTGCATTAGGGTTTAATTGAATATTGCGTGTCATTGCCTGCATTCTGGCCTGCTCTAAAACTCTTGGGTCATAGCGAGGATCAAATTGACCATAGCCACTGCGACCAGCTTGAGGCAAAACCCTTGATGGTTGACTAGCCATACCCTGCAAAATGTCAGCACCAAGCCCACCACGTTCCATGATGCCTGGCAACACCCTCTCAGCGTAACGCTCACCAGCTCGGCCACCAGCTAACGCCGCCTGTCTCGCAGCTCTTGCCGCCTGCAATGTCGCCATAGTCACAGGCTTTGCTGTAGGTGCTACCGCCATAGCAGCTTCCAACGCCTCGGGCCTGATGCGTGTAGTCCCTCCCAAACCACCAGCACCAGTTGTCAATGGCTCGTCATAAGAAAGCCGGTCTAATGTCTCGCTAATTGCAGGAACCGATAAAAACCTAGATACACCCTGCATCTGCTGTGTGCGTTCAGGCGAATAACTCTGCGCTAAGAAATCAGCCAACGCACCCAAATACTCATTGCGCGGCACAGGGCCAATAGATTCTTGGTAAGCCAATCGATTGGCTGGGCGCTGGGTGAGGGCGTTGTTGTAAATCGGCATGGGCTAAATATACATTAAAAAAATAAAAAATTGTGTGCGGGGGCACCCGTTCCGGCGCCCTTTCCCGCCGGCCCTACCCCCCCCGCCCGAAAAATTGGCAGGGTGGCCATGGGCACCAGCTGGCACATCCGCAAAGTTATCCACAGGATTTTGACTCAATCTGTCGATGGTTAGACACAGCGCCCTGTGGATAACTGCAATATGCCTGTTTGTTGGTCATATTGCCATTAGTTATCCACAGTTGAGTTAACATAATAATCATCGTGTTAAACTGTTTTTGTAAGCAAACTGTAAGAGAGCATATAGATCAACAACTTACAGCAATAAGATATCCACATATTACTTAGGTTCTACATCAACGATATCGTCTGTTTTTGCCATACCAATTTGCACTCGAGCCTGCGCCTGCTCCAACGCCTGAATGACGCTGATCCTGTTATCGCTGACGCTAACATCGAGCCGGTCACCATATGTCCGCGGCTTGAGCTTGCTGGCCACCCATTTGCGAGCATCGACCTGCAGGCGCTTTTGATTCACCCAGGCGCTCATTGCAGTACCTTCTAAGCCGTCTGGAGGCACCATATCAGCCAGTTCGACAATCTCCTCTGCCAAACGGTCTGCGCGGTCTTCTACGGCCTTTTCGTAGGCTTCCTTGTATTCTGGGTTAGTTCGGATCATTAGCTTGGCCAAACCGTAGCTGGGCATTCCTTCCAAGCGCAAGGCACCAGACAGGCTTTTACCGCCAGCAATTTCATCAATGATTTGCTGCCACACTGGACTTTCGATGGGAAACTCCACCGGCCTGCCCATAATGGCGCCTGTTTTGGTTGTTTTTTCTGCCAAAGTTTTCATGCCTGCCCCGTGCGCGCGCGCGTAATTGGGAAAATTGTCGCCGAGAATCGCCCACCCCGACATTTCCCCGTATTCTGATTAACCAAAAAAGCGGGGTACTTACACAACGCTTTCCCCCAAAGTGGCAACTGCAATGCCGCCATCATGCTATCACTTCAATTTCAACCGCATAGACTTTGGGTCCATCTTTGCGCTGGCTGTATTGCCAATCCAAACCTTTGTGGCCATCGTCAACGCCAAGCCAGTCTGCGACACCATCGCGCACGGCTTTAAAGGCTGACTGCAGGTTGTCACCGTCTAATGCCCTTGGTGCGATTCTGGTGAGCACCAGTGTGCATGGTGGAGCTGGTGGTGCTGCAACCGACGCCAATGCGCTGAACGCTTTTGACCGGTGACTTTTAGCCAATTTTGCCTTTACAGCCCAATGCAACCTTAAGTTCGCAACCGACACAATCTTGATCGGCACCCTAATTTCAATCATTTGCCATTCCCTTTTCCATTCTCCCAACTTCCCTGTCCTTCCGATCCCATCCGGCCCATCCGCCATCCGATCCTTCCTGTGTCTATAGACACAGGAGGAAGGATTCGGATGATTGGCGGGGTGGGAATCCGGATGACTTCGGATGGTTTCGGATGATTCGGATGATAATTCGGATGCATCCTGCATCATCCGATTCGGATGACTTCGGATGCTTTCGGATGGTCTGGATGACTCCGATAACCCCCATCAGCCTCCACCACCATCCCCTTGGCAATCATACTTTTTACTACTTCCCAAAATCTATTGTTCTTCACCCCATGCTCTTTGGCGCTCTCTCGCCACTCATCGTATTGCACTGGATGGCTGAGTTGATCTTGCTCGCGTTTGACCTCGATCAGCACCAAGCACTCCATGACCATCTTTTGGTTTGGTGAGAGGTAGGTCTTCTTTTGCACCTGGTTGATTAAGCCGCTGATGTCTACACCGACAAGGTAGGCACCTTTGACTGGTAGATTGTGCTTGTCCAATATGGGTAGATCGACTTGGGTAATCTGAAAATTCTTTGCCGCTGGCATCTCGGCATCTTTCATCTTCTTGGACTCAAACTGGATGGTTTTGGTGCCTGAGTCCAACGCTACCTTGTACTCGGCATCTAGCGCCCCTCTGAGGGCTGTGGAGCCTCTGCTACGCTCTTTGTCCATGGCACCTGAGTGATGTACTACCAAGACGCAGCACTTCCATGGCTGGCGCAGGTAGGTGTCCAAGTGTTGGATGAAAGCATTCATGTCTTGGGTGCTGTTCTCGTCCCCGCCCATGTTTCTGGCCACGGTGTCGATAATGATCATAGATGGTATGCAGCCTGCTTCAGTTGACAGCTGCTTGACTGACTCAGCCACAATGGCCGCCTCGGTGCTGTCGTACAGCTGTGCAGCCCTGTGGCTCTTGTACAGTGGTGCGCCTTGTAGGCTAGTGGCATTACCCAGCTCCCACGCCTTGAACCTTCTGGCAAGGCCGTTATGGCCTTCGCCGGCTATGTAAAACACCGCCCCCTGCTGTACTTGGTGCCCGTGCCATGGTTTGCCAGTGGCTATGCAGCAGGCTATGTCGATGCTCACAAAACTCTTACCCCCGCCTGGGTCACCAAAGACCTGCGCCAATGAGTCGCTCTCAATGTAATCATCCACCACCCAATGTATTTGGGTCAGCTGTAGATTGTCTGCTCTAGTGAACTCAAATGCCAGCTTGTCCTTGACTGGACCTGCTACGCGCTCAATCTGCTCTTTTACCGCATCCAAGCCTTGGAGCACGTGCAGGTCGTTAAAGTCTGTTGGTTTGTTGGGCAAGTCAGACTCCGCAAAATTGGGGTAAACGATCTCACCAAACACTAAACTGGCTGCAGCTTTACCCTTCGTCACCCCAGGGTTGCCCTCAGTGAACTGGTCATTGTCTGCGCCAATCACGATCCGGCTGCCAGGGAACATCTCCTTGGCCGCCTTGGCCACCTTGGCCAAGTTGCCACAATCAAACGCCACAAGGGTTGTATACCCCGTAGCTTCATGGATACTGGCGCAGGTAGCAAACCCCTCACCAATAAAAATCACCTTACGATTGCCACGCAGCTCATAAAAGCCACCCTCAATCTTGCCACCCTTTAAGAACCTTTTGTTGCCATCAGCATCAATGGTCTGGTAGCTCAGTATCTCGCCAGCCTGGTCAATCACCGGCACCACCAACCGCCCCGCACGGTCAATCTTGATCCCATGAGGCTCAATGCGCTTCCTGACAAGGTAGGGATGATCTGCGCTGGCATCTGTATACGTCCCAACCTCCTCCTCTGCCCTGTCTGCAGCCAATGCCTGCGACGCCAACCGTTCAGCCTCTCGCTTGGCCTTGAACTCAGCCACCCACTTGTCATGCTCTAACCTCTCGCTAAAGCTCATGCCCCGCCCAGTGTCTGCTACCCACTTGGCCTCAAACGTAGGCTCCTTCCAACAGCCACAGACCCCCACAGGGATCTTGCCGGTGGTATGCAATATGTACCAACCATCTAATGCACCCTTCTTCGACGACACGTGAGGCACCCTGTGGATCTCGCCATCAGGTATTAAGTCTTTGATGGTTAAGCCTGCAGCCTCACAATGCCGGCGAAAGCTCTCAACAGGATCTACTAGGTCAGTCGATGCTGTGGCAGCTGCAAAGCCGTTTGGGAATATTGTTGTAAGGCTAGTCATTAAATTCTTTCACTTAGTAATTTCCATGCTGTTGCTGCCACTGCTGGAACCTGTCCATTGCCAATGGCTTTAAGTCTGTCCACTCTTGCGGCCACCCCATCAGCCACTCTACCCACGTTGGGTTCAATGGCCCACCAGCCTGTGCCGCTAGGGGGATCTCGTTCCTCTTGTACTCCGAGGGATTTCCACCGTCTTTGTGCATTCTGGCCACTGGAGTTGGCCATAATCTTGGATTGTTCACTTGGTCCACCAATCTGATCTGGATGGGCTGACCATTCTCTCGATGATTCTTGCCCTGCTTGAGCAGGCCAGATGTCCCCCCCCCCCGTGTCTGGAGTTCGCCACAATCCACGTTCTGTCCCTTTGATGCGGTGCTCCAACATCGACAGCTCCCATAACAGTCCACCGCGAGTCATACCCGAGGCAGGAAAGGTCGCCAAGGACTCGTCCGAGTCCTCGATGAATGAGCATTGGGCTGTTTTCCACGAATACGAATCGTGGTCGAACTTCGCTAACCACCCGCGCCATGTGATACCACATGGAGGAGTGCTCTCCATCAAGTCCGGCTCCCCGTCCTGCGATGCTGATGTCAGTACATGGAAAGCCGCCCGAAACGACGTCAACAATGCCTCGCCATGGCTCTCCATCAAAGGTTTGAATGTCATCCCAAATCGGGAAAGGCGGGAGAATTCCATCATTTTGTCTGGCGACAAGTACGCAAGCTGCGTAAGGTTCCCATTCGACTGCACACACTGTTCTCCATCCAAGGAGATGTCCCCCAAGTACTCCACCACCAGCGCCTGCGAATAAAGCCAACTCATTCAAGCTGACACCAGCTCTGGCCATATCGACTGCCAACTGCCCTGGCACACCATCTTGCGGCTAACTCTTCCCTCAGTTTGCTGCTCTATCCGTACCGCCTCCCAAGCAGACATTTCACGCCTGCCGGTCAAGCATTGGTAAAGATACTGCTCATTCATGCCAACTTTTTCTGCCAGTTGTCGGCGCTCATCTGGTGTTATTTGTGTGCTCATAAGCCATTGAGTCTAGCAGATCGCTATAAATCTAGGGGTATAGGGAAAACACCTATAAAATAATCTATCAAACCGCTAGAAACATCTAGTTTTTTGCTAGAATTCTGGTCATGGGCAGGGGAAATAGGTTCTCTGCACATCACGCCAAACGGCCAACAACACAAAGGAAACAAAATGACAAACGCAACAACTTTTAAAGCATACGTAGTATCTGATTTGTACCAAGCTGGCACTGCTTGTGACGGTCACCCATTTATTGCTGAAAAATATTATGTCTTAATTGAGAATGCAGCTGGTCGCCGCTTTCGCCATAGAAAATCTTTTGCTGGTGTAGAAGTTGTTCAGTGCGAAGAAACTGGCGAAACTAATTTTGCCGATATTCGTCAAGATGTCGTAGCTACTGTTGAAGAGTTAGCTGCTAGAGTCAATGTCGCTTTGTCATTAGGCAAAGCTTTGACAACATCATGCTGGTTTGAAGTTGATCCAGCTTATGGCTCTGACGCCTATATTGATCAAGGCACCGAAGCCAAACGCTTATTTGCCGAAAAAGCCGAAGCTTAACCAAAACCCACGGGGCCACGGCCCCCTTAACTTGAAAGCACATTATGAAAGAAAAAATCCTTGACATCCTTGCAGCCACCGCCATTGGCGTTGGTTTGGCCACTCTCCTTGTTGCTTGGTGGTCAACATGACCGACCTGCAAGACTTTTGCCAAGAGCCACGCACCATGCAAGAACTGGTTGACGCTGGCTTTACCCACCACAACGTCTACAACGCCGTCAGGCGCCGTGAGCTGTGCAACATTAAGGCAACAGACGGTTGGGGCCGTAAACAACGCGGTAAGGGCCTGTACTTGTCCACCGTTACCCCCATCCCTTATAACGCCGCCGCACTGGTGGCCGCTTGGAGCACACAACCATGAACATGGCGCCCGTTTGTCCAGATGGAATGCTTGAGATCAACATTGAATGCGAAGGTGTTGACTTAGTCTGCCACTTTGACTACACCCCTGCCGAGTCAGGATCTAAAGACTCTATGGGCTTGCTCTATGAGCCTGACCTAGTTGCAGAATGCACCCTCGCCAGCGCCTACGTTGGTGAAGTAGACATCGCCCATTTACTGTTGCAGTACCTGGTTGATGACCTTGAAGCCACCGCCCTTGAATACACCAAAGAGGAACAAAATGACAATCTCTGAACTAGCCACCGCCTTGCGAGCTGCCAAAGCCGCCGAAGAAAAAGCCAAGGCCGACCGCCTTGACATTGAAGAAAAGATGCTTTCCCTCTTTTCAAAACCTGTATCTGGTGAAGGTACCCACAATGACGAAGACTTCAGCATTGTCTGGAAACTCAATCGCACGGTTGACAGCGACAAATTGTCTGCAGCCTATGAGACTTTGCCGGCCAACGCCCAGCGAGCCTTTCGTTGGAAAGCCGAGGTCGAACTCAAAAACTTGCGAGCCTTAACCGACCTAGACCCCGTGTCCTATTCAGCAGCCGCCGAATTCATTACCAGTAAACCCGCAAAACCTTCTATCACTTTGAAAGACTAAAAATGTTTGACTTAAAGTCCATCTCCAAAACCCGCCGTGTACGTGCCCCCAAAATTGTGATTGTTGGCCAAGGCAAGATTGGTAAAACCACCTTTGCCGCCATGGCGCCCAACGCCATTGGCATCTTGACCGAAGATGGCGCCGACGCTGTTGACGCCAACGCTTTTCCCTTGGCCACCGGCTTGACCGAAGTCTATGCAGCCATTGAGACACTGATTAGCAGTGAGCATGACTTTAAAACCCTGTTCATTGACTCGCTCGATTGGCTCGAACCTATGGTGCAAGAGCACGTCTGCAAGGCCAATGGCTGGAAGAACATTGAGGCGCCAGGCTTTGGTAAGGGCTATGTGGCTGCAGCCGAAGAATGGCGCAACCTGTTGTCTGGCTTGGAAGTCTTGCGAGCCGCCAAGGGCATGGGCATCATCTTGATTGCTCACGACAAGATCAAGCGCATTGAAGACCCGCTGACCGAGGGCTATGACTCCCACGTCTTGAAGCTACACGATAAGGCCGCTGGACTGATCCAAGAGTGGGCTGACATCATTGGCTATGCCGGCTACCGCATCTTTACTAGCAAGACCGACGCAGGCTTTTCCAAGAAGGAAACCAAGGCCACTACTACCGGCGAGCGCATCCTGCACGTTGAACCCCATCCAGCTCATTGCGGTGGTAACCGCTTTGGCCTTACCAATATGTCGCTTGACTGGCCGACATTCCAGGCTGCGCTTACCGCGGCACAGTCCTGATCTTCAGTCCAACCATTAACTAGGAAACACACAAAATGGCACACTTTTCTTTTGACGCATCAACAGTTGCACCACAGGCCGTAACCGGCCCGATCCCTGCAGGCACTTACCTTGCCCACTGCACCGAGTCCGACGTTGGACCCTTAAAGTCTGGCAACGGCACAGGCTTGAAGATGACTTTTGAAATCTTAGACGGCCAGTACAAGGGCCGCCGAGTTTGGGAGAACCTCAACATCCAGCACACCAACGAAGACACCCAGCGCATTGCTCAGAGCCAGCTCTCAGCCTTGTGCCACGCTGTCAACGTGATCAAGCTGGAAGACACTGCAGCTCTGCACTTTAAGCCGGTCAAGGTCAAGGTGGTGGTGCGCGAAGCCCAAGGCCAGTATCAGGCCAGCAACAACATTAAGGGCTATGAGTCTGCCGGTGGCACCCCTGTGGCTTTTGTGGCCGCTGCCGACGCACCAGCTGCTGCACCAGTGTCTAAGGCACCCGCTTGGGCGAAGAAGTAAACCATGGCCGCAGTTCCCGCATCTGTTGTGGACCCTGTGGCCGACGCCATCTTTGCCCATTACAAGGCAAAGTATGGCGCCGAACTACAACGCCCTTACCTTGGCGCCAGCGCCATTGGCAAGCCTTGCTTGCGCCAGCATTGGTATTCTTTTAGATGGTCCAAACCCGCTGAATTCTCTGGCCGCTTGTACCGAGTGTTTCAATCTGGCCATTTGCAAGAGCCAAGGGTTTATGCTGATTTACGTGCCATTGGCTGCAAGGTGTATGACGCCAACCCAGCCACTGGTCAGCAGTTTGGCTGGAGCGAGCCAAGCACCGGCTACCATTTTCGAGGCAACGCCGACGGCATTGTGACCGGCTTACCCCAAGCACCGAGCACCCCGCACATACTGGAAATAAAAACAGCATCCGACAAGTATTTTCGGGAAATGCAAAAATCCGGAGTAAAGCAGGCCAAGCCCGAGCACTGGGCGCAGATGCAATCATATATGCACTGGTCGATTGCTGAGTTTGGTAAAAATGGTTGCACCCGAGCAATTTACATTGTCGTCAACAAAGATAACGACGACATTTACACCGAGCGCCTAGAGTATGACGCCAAGGCAGCGCAGGAAATTGTAGACAAGGCATTGGCCATCATTACCGCTGCCGAGCCGCCTGTGGGGATCAGCACTGATCCGACCTGGTACGAGTGCAAATTCTGCGACTACCACAGCATTTGCCATGGCGAGAAGCTACCGACACCCACCTGCCGATCTTGCGCCCATGTAACGCCCGAGCTGACCGGCAAAGCTGTTTGGTCTTGTGCATCGCACCAGACCGAGCTGACCGTTGACCAACAGCGCAAGGGCTGCGAGAACCACCGGTACATCCCAATCCTGTTGACCAGGCTTGCAAAGCCGGTGGACGTGGACGGTGACGCCGTGGTGTACCAGCTGGATGACGGCCAGCAATTTACCAATGGTGACCCCAAGGTAAACCCCAAGCACTTAGCCAGCACCGAAATTCATGCAGCCAAAGACAAGGCCGTGCTGGTGCATGAAGATGTGATGAAGATTCGCGTTAAATATGATGGAAGAATCGTATGATCTTGCGCGACTATCAGTCTCGCACGGTCACCGATCTATTCAATTGGTGGACCAAGCACCAAGACGCTAGCGACATCCCGTTGCTGGTGCTGCCGACCGCAGCAGGCAAGTCGGTGATCTGCGCCGAGATCGTGCGACAAATGTGGGCACAGTGGCCAGACTACCACCCCCGCACGGTGGTGTTGGTGCCCAGCAAAGAGCTGGCCGAGCAGAATGCGGCCAAGCTGCAGGCGCTGCTGCCGGACGACATCCACGTTGGGTTTGTCAGCGCCAGCTTAGGAAAGAAGCAACACCAAGCTGACGTGATTGTGGCCACCATTGGCAGCATCCACAAAAGCGCCCACCTGTTGGGTGACATCAAGGCCGTGATCATTGATGAGGCTCACTTGGTAGACACTAAGGCACAAGGGATGTACCGCACGTTCTTGGCCAAATTGGGTGAACTGTGCGACTTTCGCACGGTTGGCATGACTGCTACGCCATTTAGGGGCAATCAGGTTTGGTTGACCGACGGTGACAATCCATTGTTCACCGGCACGGCCAGCAAGGTGACCATGGGCGAGCTGCTGCAGCAAAAGTTTATTGCGCCATTGGTGCCGCCCACCGAGAAGATGACCACTCGCATTGATGCCAGCCAGGTCGGCATTGCTAACGGTGACTATAAGGTTGGCGAGCTATCCGCGGTGGTCGCCGGCTACCTTGAGAACGTGGCCAAAGAAGCCGTCTATATGGCCTCACAGCGACGCAAATGGATTGCCTTCACACCAAGTGTGGCCAACGCTGAATGCTTGGCTGACAACCTTAACGGCCTTGGCATTACCGCAGCTGTCGTATGCGGGGAAACCCCCAAGCAAGAGCGCCAAGACTTGATCCAAGACTTTCGGTCTGGCCAAATTCATTGCTTGGTTACCGTGCTGGCGCTGTCGGTTGGGTTTGACGTGCCAGACGTTGATTGCATTATTTGGTGCCGGCCAACCAAGTCGCCCGTGCTGTACGTCCAAGGCATGGGACGCGGCACCCGCATTGCTGACGGCAAAGAGAATTGCTTGGTGCTGGACTTCACCGACACGGTCGAGCGCCTGGGGCCGGTAGACATCATTAAGGGACGGGCTAAACGGGCCGGTGGCAACACCGAAGGACCGTACAGCATCTGCCCTGAGTGTGGCGAGCGCAACGCTGCCAAGGCGCTTATTTGCACTGCCTGTGGCGCCACAATCCGCGAGGAGGAGGCCAAGCCGGTGGATGCCAAAGTATCTCTAGCTGCGCTGTTATCCGCGCAGGCCGAGACCGTGCTGGTTTGGCATGACGTGACTAGGGTGAAATACGCCATCCACCGCAAAGAGGGCAAGCCTGACTCTATGAGGGTTGAATACTACAGCGGCATATTGCAGTGCGCCAGCGAATGGGTTTGTTTTGATCACGTTGGGTATGCCAGCCAAAAAGCTGTGGTTTGGTGGTTGGATCGCAGCCAGTTAAGAAGTTTTCCCAATTCGGTTGCCCATGCTATTGAAATTTTGCAGGAAGACCAAGACTATTTGCAAACACCCATCCGGATTGCGACACGCAAGAACGGCAAATACACCGAGGTAAAAGACTATGAATTTGATTGAACTGAACGCCATCAAAGATCATTTAGCCAAGCAGCTGGCTGACCTTGATGCAATTAAAGTAAATTGCACCAGCTGCAACAAGTACGACGGCCAGTGCAGGCAGTATCAAGCAAAGCCACCAGACGATTGGTTGCAAGGATCAGTTGATTGCGAGCATTGGGATTGGGATTGTTTACCATTCTAGCAATATGCTAGTATTGAACTTTTGCAGGAGGCTAAACGACCATGATTGACAAGCTCATTCTCAGCGCAGTGCTAGGCACAGTGGGGTACAACGGGTTGTTTCCTGACCCACCACAACCTCTTACGCCTTGGCAGTTACAAGTCAAAGCAAAAGAGGCGTCGAAGAGCGCGGTGTGTGAGAAAAAGAAAAAAAGTAAGACAGTAAAAGAACTATGTAAACGATGGGGGAAAAATGATTGAAGCAATTAAAACATTCTTTGGCCGCTTGCGTGGCCGAGGGCAAACCATAGTTGAATACGGTTTAGTTTGGCGTTGTACTAAATGTCATTTAATTTTTATAACCAAAAGAGCAGGAGAGCAGCACCCATGCCAAGACCAAAGAGTGAGTTAACAAAAGCAGGAAAAATTATTGGCGTTCGTGTGACGCAAAGCGAATACGAACAATGGTTGAAGCTAGGCGCGAGTAAGTGGCTTAGAAAACTTTTACAGGAGAAGCGCGATGCCAGCGTTTGAAACATGGAGTTATGAGAACTTGGCCAAGTTTGCGGCTGAAGCCTACGTCAAGATGCAACAACAACAAGACCATATTGAGCAGTTGCAAAACGATTTAAAAGACGCCATCAAGGCATATAGAGAGGTGTTGAAATGAGCTATATTGTGGCATCGTTGCCGCCCTTAAAGTGCTTTGTGCGGCGCGAGTTTTTATATAACTTCACCAAAGGGCATGGCGAGTTGGAGCCAGCCATCTGGGTAAGCCTCAAAGCCCTGCGAGGCCAGGTGTTCCGCATTGAGTCCTTGCTGCCAGCATATGGTGCGCTGTACGACAAGCTACCTATTCATGCGTACGTGTGGAAAGAAGATCACGGTGACTTGACCATTGACACGCTTCAACTTTGGGATTGCATGGGTTACAGATTCACCATCATTGAAAAGATTGGCTTACGCAACCTTGGCGTAAAGTTTTTTGGTAAGGACAAAGAATGGCACTTTGGTCGTTATTTGTTTACCGTGGACTTTTGCGCTGATGAAATGGCGCTGGACACCGGCTTTACAGAGCAGGCCGAGGAGCACAAGTCGTTTAACTGGATAGCGTTAGACAACGGTCAGTTTGCTTGCCAGCCCAACAACAGATGCCTGTGGTATGACCAGTCTTTAATTCCTGCTGAGACAAAGTTTCCTGACTTTCAGGCAGCCCAAAGATTTTGGACAGTAGACGGCACAAGCAAGTGGAGCGCAGGGGACGATTGGTTTTACGATTTCAAGGAAAAGACATGATTGCAACCGTAATTGCTTTGGTCATTGGTGCCATTATTGGTGTGGGAACGCTGATCTTGTTTGCCGTAGTATTGGCGCATCTTGAAAATATAGATTAGACGTTGCGCTCAAAGTGGGGGCAGTCCACTAGGCTTTTGAAATTGCCGCCCCAACGATTCTTTGGATGCAAGGTTTCCCAGTACGCGCCCAACGGCGCAAGGATTGCTTTGTCCCAAATGATCTTGCCGTCTTTGAAAAAGTTCAAGTCCATAGCGCAGCGTTTGAGGTGAATGCTGTTCATGGTCTTACTGCGGCCAGTCTTGAAGTAGATAGCTTGCTGTTCGGGCGTACGCGCCAACTCGCCGCCAGTGACTAGGAAGCCTTGGTCGGTGGCGTATTGGATCAGCTTGCACATATCCAGCAGGAATGCGGCTTGTTCGGTGTTTAAGCTCATTTCTTCCTCATATCAGCAAGTTTTTCGATTGTGCGCCCACCAAAGTAGGCACCCATGATCAACATGCCCCAATTGCCCAGCAGGGTGACGTAGGACTCGTTTGCGTTGTACCCATAGGCTGACATCATGGCGAACAGAAAGTATCCCAAAAAAATCGCTATGAGCGACATGGGGCGTATGTTTTTGGATAACCAAGAGTCGCTGCTCATGTCGGCTTGCCAACGGTCGGTGATGTTGTCGGCGTCGTTTTGCGCGGCCTTGGCCAGCAGGTCAAGTTCGGCCAGTTCCATCTTGGCCTTCTCGATGCCCAACTCAAGCAGGCGCTCTTCATGTTCAAACTGAAGCTGGCGCAGATTGCTGACGTCTTCAGGCGTTGGGTCATCAGGTATCTTTACACCCAAAGTCTTTTCAACCACCTCTTTGCCTTTGGCTTGGATGGCGCTGGAGAGTAGTGTTAGTCCGTTTTGGGCTAGGCTACCGAGGAGGGATGCGACTTTC